AATACTGCTGCTCCGTCCGCCAGTGCCAGTGGAAGCGTGTCAAACTTCGCTACTCAGGTTTTAGGGGGTCCGATGGTAGAAAATTTTTATGGTAATGGGATTAAATGTTCTGGCCCACAAATGAGTCTTAGCCCTTTTGTTACGACAACATTTAACCAGAAAAGACCACAGGATTATATTTATCACACCCCTGTTTACGACACTACAGATGCTAATGACGATAACGTACCAGATAATCCAGGCAACATACTTTACTATCAAGAGAACTATAGTGGTAATAAAGATTCTTTAGGTCTTAACTTAGGGTTTGCTCTTACTTTTAATATTCCGTTAGATAACAGATTTCAAGATGCTTGTTTAGGTGCTGCCAATACACAGATACAGTTGCAGAGAATGGAGTTATCTAAGGCCAGATTAAATTATGAATTGGCACGTTTGAAGAATTGTGGAGAGTTAAAGATTGCTGGCATTCAATATGCAAAAGATTCTCCTTATTTTGATTTATGCAAGGACGTTATAGTTACTGCAAAGAAAGGACAAGTTATACCACACACACACGAGTTAAAGACAAAAAAATAAGCAACTGACGTTCCAACAGAGCAGAGGTTGAGCTAACAACTTGATAATGGGTCTGGTTGCTTAAAAAGCAAAGGCTCTATGTAACGGCAGAGGTCAAAGACTATACTTACAACTTCCTTTGCTTAAAAGTATTGGCTCTTTCTAACTAGGGAGTGTTAGCTGTGGTTAGAACTTCCAATACTCAAATATTATTATACCTTATCTTTTTTCTTTGTCAGTTTTTTTACGATTTGCTTCACAAGGGGTTTGACCGCATTAAGTAATAGTGGAGTACT